TTTGTACTGAGCTATTTGTGTACATTCCTCTTTAAATGTCTCACCGAACTTATTATCAGGAGCCTTAACAATAGTACCTCTAATAAATGCGTGAACATTCTTCTTACCTTCACGCCGAACCTTTTCTCTACCAGCAGGCTGTACAGCGAACTTTACATCCTCCAAGTATAGGTGCATCCAGTTGAGAAGGTGTTTCACCACCTTACCGTTTCTGCGAATGGAGAAGGTGTCGTTGTGGAGGTTGCGGTAGATCTCCACCTTGTCCCCGTGTTCTAGCTTGCCATGTCTTATCTTACTCATCGCTCTTATTTCCGGGTCTGTAAGGATGTAGGAAGCAGTCTGTACTCGTACACTTTCTTGCTTCTTGGGAAGAACCGATACAGTTGATGCACATAAGGTATATAGCCTCCTTACGGCTTCCACTAGCGGCCTTAGCAGCCCTCTCAGGCCACTTCTCCCGAAGAATTTGCTCATTTGTCTTGCTCATGCTCCTATTATACCATATAATGGGCCTAAATCAAGAAGAACTTAGGTTAAATGTGAATCGGGGAGCGGCTCTAAGTCGTTGTCCCAATCAGACTTAGGCATATGCCTGTTCATTCCGAGGAGTGCGTATCCCACAATATCTCTATAGGGATTCTCATCAAAAGCGCGAGGATCATTGGCAAGCCTAAACAGTTTATCAAGAATCCTAGCGATAGTAAGTAGATCATCATACTGTTCAAGGCCAATCCCTTTCGGGAACATCTGCCTAAGACATTCGCCACTCCTACCAAAAGAATCACCATAAGCAAGTTGCTTATCATGTACAAGTTCTCCAACTGCTTCGCCTAGTTCTGAAAATATATTGTTATTCGTCATAATTTAATTTCTCTTTTCCTCTCTTCTCTTCTCCGAAAGATAGTCCACACCTTTCTCCACAAGTCTGATTCTTCTATAAGATGCTAGAGCAATAGCAACGACCTGACGAGAGGCAATACTTCCATCAACGAAGTTTGAATACATCTCAATATCATCTAAGTAGTTACGCAAATCAATAGATAGATCTTCACCCCCAAGCATACCCTTCGCACAATGATGTATAAAAGTTTCTATAGGCATCAAAACCACACAGGAATGGGATCTCCCAACTCTAAAGAAACTTTAGACAGTTCCTCATAAACATCTCTCATCTCTTTCACAGAACCTCGATAAGCCTCCTCACTATGCCAGTAAGGCTTTGCGTAATGAGAGGCCTCTTTACGCTTGAGCTTCTTCTCTAGTTCTGCTCTTTTCTCTTCTAAGTCTTTCATGGTAAATTATAGATCAAGGGTAAGTTTTTCTTTTATACTGTTAAGAAGTTTTCTAGTTTTAGCGGTGCAAAAACCAACCTCTTGGGAAAGCTTTCGCACGTTGATTTTACCGCTAGGTTTTACGAATTCAGGATGGGCAGCAGCCACAGCAATAACTTTGATTTGATCCTCTGTAAATTTATGTCGTTGAGGCTCAAAGAAATCATCAAAGGCAACGCTAGAGGAGTCCTGATTTTCAGCAATCAGAATATCACTGTATGCGGTAATATCTACTGTGTTCTTATTAATATGATACCTCTTACTAATCCTCCCCCCTTTTTTGTTTTTAAGATTCCATAGGCAAGTTTTCATGTACTTGTTGAACCCTGTAGTTCCCCAAAACTCTTCAAAGGCTTTTCCTTCCTTACGAGAAAAACCTTCTACTGCATCCATCGCTGCGATTCTCAAATCTTGAAGATTATCATCAAACCCTGCGATAGCGGCATCACCAGAAATCTTGGTACAAATCGTAGTGAGAAGTTTTCCGTACTTCTCGTCTATCAGATTCCACTGTTGTCCTGTAATCATGCGACCATTATACCACAGATCCTGCGATAATCAAGCAATTTTTTCTAATTCTTTCATCTGTTTCACACAGAGTCCAGCTTTCTTAAGAAGAATTAAAGCCTCCATACAATTTTTATTTGTATATAAGTTCTTATAGACCACTCTCCTGATTCCTGCCTGAATTATAAGCTTTGCACATTCAAAGCAAGGACTACAAGTAACATACAATGTAGCTCCTTCAGAGGAGTTGGTTGATCTAGCTAACTTAGTAATAGCATTAGACTCAGCATGAAGAACTTCTGGTTTTGTATATAGTTCATCAACATGGTTAACATATTCACAAGCGTTATCAAAGCCATGTGGTGTGCCGTTGTATCCCTCTGCGATAATCTGGGTGTCTTTCACTATAATACACCCAACCTTCCTCCTTTTCGCATGGGAGAGAGTAGATAGCAGTTCTGCCATACCCAAGTAAACAGGATCAAATTTAGCTTCTTTCTTCATTAATTTCTTTAACCTCCGTAACCCACCACTCTGGAATGAATGCAGAGCGATCAACAGTTCTAATCACAATATATTTTTCTCTTTGAGATACCCCGAGAACACCTTCATAAACCCAATACTCTACACTATCATCACTTGCATCTTTTGGATCTCTACGAATTGTAAATTGAATGGCAGTCATAAGGCAGCATATTATAGTGGTACTCCCGTCAGGACTCGAACCTGAAATCTACGGATTAGAAGTCCGTTGCATTATCCAATTATGCTACGGGAGCTAACAAAGCATTCCCCGCTTCATCCTCTCCACTCTATCTAAGCGTAACCTGCGTAAATTATCTGCTTGCTGGGCTGCTCTTATGCTAAACCATAGAGTTGTGGGTTCATCTGTATGCATATTAATGGTGAGTGTATCATCTCCATGTTTAATTTGAAGTTTGATCTTATCGTCCATATACTCACAAACCAATATCTTCTTAACATCCTTTAGTTCTAACTCTTCCATTTAATCCCCCTTTTCTATGCGATAACTATCGTCTTCGAAGTGCTGCGTAGAAAATTCAAACAACTCACTATCCTCTAATGCAATCATCTGGTGGAGTAAACCTCTGTATACTTCAAAGGTATCTCCTGATGTTAACAGTATCTCTTCTAACGCAAGACTGTCCTTCTCTCCAAACCGTACTAGCATTTTACCTGATTGTAAGTAGAATGTCTCACGCTTCTTCTCATGGTAGTGAAGGGAACATCTCTTGCCCTCTTTAAAGAACAAGAGCTTCCCACAATACTCAGGAGTGTTATGAATCCACAGTTCATAGCCCCAACCCTTCTTGTGATATTCTGGTTTCATTGGTTTAAACTATATTGGTAGGACAGATGGGACTCGAACCCATACTGAACAGATTTTAAGTCTGATGCCTCTGCCAATTGGGCTACTGTCCCATAAATAATGCGTAGTCTTGCTCTATTTCTAAAGACATAACTACGCGGAGTATTTATCTATCCTTCGGATTGCTTAAGCTAAGACTTACGCTTCGGCTGTTGCTTCAGACTCTTCTTCAGACTCTTCTTCAGACTCTTCTTCAATACCGAGAAGGGTTTTAAGCTCATCAATATGCCCCAGCATTTCCTCACGGGATTCAGATGCTTGTGCAAGCTGCTCCGTAGTGCTGTCGATATACTGAGTAACACCCTCAAGGTTGTTTTTATAGCCTTCAAGCATCATCGTCAAAAATTTTTCACTTGTATCAGTCATGATTTCTTTCCTTTTTTTTGTTTCGTTTCTTTTTGGTAGGCTAGATTGGATTTGAACCAATGACTACAGCCTTATAAGGACTGCGCTCTAACCAACTGAGCTACTAGCCCTTGTAAAGATGAGAGAGAGGAAAAGTATATAAAAGTAATAGTTCGCCTCTCTCTCAAAATAAAAAGAACAATTGATGGGTTTCCCCATCAGGGCTATATTATAGCTCCTCTGTTTTACTTACTGCTTTCTTTTTGGATTTTTTCTTTGTAGTTTTAACTTCAGCTTTAACAGGCTCGGGGGCTGTAACAGGAGGGGCTCCAGTATCGAACCTATCCTTCTGCACCCATCCCTCTCGCCTAGCTTGATTCCGTAGTTTTCTCGTTCTTCCACCCATCACTTTCCTCCTCTATATTAGAAATGTATAAATTGTTTTTATCAATTTTAAAGGTATAGTATTTAGCATCCCCAACAGGGAGTTGCTTTTTTAGTATTGCGTCTGCAATAAGGATAGAAATATTGTTCTTAATAAACTTGGCAATATTCCTAGCCCCGTACTCTTCATGATTAGAATTCTTTACGATATAAGTTAATAGAGATGGTAATTTTTTAATAGGCAAGTGTTTAAGTTCTAGTTTAGCTACCTGCTTAAGTTCTTTCTCTCCTAAACGGTTAAAATATATGAAGTGGTCTACTCGGTTTAAAAACTCAGGATTGAAAGTCTTTTTAATCGTTGCCAGTATAGCATCTTTATTATCTTCATATGTAATACTCTCTTTTCCAAACCCTACCCGTGTATCACCTAATCGGTTTTCTTGAACTCCTGCATTAGTTGTAAAGATAAAAATAGATTTAGAAAAATCTAGAATGTTCCCCAGATTATCCGTACAAGTCCCATCATCTAGAAGGGACAGCAAGAAATCATAAAACTTAGGATTAGCTTTCTCAATCTCATCAAAAAGAAAGACCCAAGAATCGGACTCAGCAGCCTTCTCCCCTAATAAGCTGGTATCAGCATAACCCACATACCCCGGAGGAGCACCAATTAATTTAGCATAATCATGGGAAGAGGCATACTCCCCACAGTTTACCT